GATAGACCTCCGTGTTATGATGTTTGATATATAGGATTATAACACAGTTCGGGTGGAAATGCAAGATTTTGTGCGGCAACAAAAAAATCCGCCCTACCACAGTAAGGCGGAATTGGGTGCAGGGGCAAGCTCTGAATTGTAAGGTTTACGTTCAAACTTGCCTGAGCGGTACTGAATTTGGGCAACAAAAAGCCATGACGGGAAATGCCCGTCACGGCGAGCATCAAACCCCTCCCAGCATATCATACCTATGGGCGGGAGCAAAAAAATCCGCTACCATAAATGATAGCGGATTGGGTGCAGGGGCATGCCCCTGCTGGCGGAGATGGAGAGATTAAATATACCACTTCACACCACTTTTTATTGTTTTATAAAACTACTCGCAAACCACGCATTTACGTCATTTAAGCCGTTTTTCTTGCTCCGTGTTTCACAAGCATATATTTACAATTCAGCTTTATCGTGTATAATTCGTGTACGCAAAAACAGCCGCCTCAGACCCATAAAAGTCCGAGACGGCTGAAATTCTACCTACTTAATCTTCTTTGTAATCTCGTCGCTGAGCTTCTTGATGAAGTTCACGCCTGCAATGCCATTCTCGCTGTACCCCCACTTTTTCAGCAAGGTATTAACTGCCTTTGCAGTACCTTTTCCGTATGTACCGTTCTTATCCATACCTACGTTGTGAAGCTTGACCGCCTTTGCAATAAGCAGCAGCTCCTTGAGCGCAAGCACACCGTTTGTTTTGTTGCCCTGCTTGTAGCCTGTCTTGTCAAGCACTTTCGCACTTATCTTGCTCTGGTTCTTTGGTCTCAGGAAGCCTGCAATGTGGTCGTAAGTATGCTTGACCTTAGTGCAAGCTTTTCCGCTCCAGTTTTGGTCATACGAATAAAAATAACTCGTGTTGCCCTCACCGGTGCAGATTGCTATGTGACCCCAGCCGCCATTCAACGTGCCTGACCATATCGCTACATCACCCTTTTTCGGCACGAAACTTGGCGTGTTCTTTACCTTTGTGAAATTTGCTTTCAGCCAAGTATTTTTGTCAAACAAATCCCAAAAGTGATGTGCGTCATACCAGAAATTCTTGATACCTGAACCGAAGACCTCGTTAAAATATGCCGTTGCAAGGTCTACACACTGCCTGCCTGCTGCTCCGTCATAGTCAACGGCTACGCCATTGTGCTTCTTGATAAACTCATCGTAATTCATTGTTATTCCTCACTTTCGTTTGTATCCACTTTGTTTTCAACTGTGATTTTAAGCTTGTGTACTATCTTCACCAAGAATGACGGCAGTGGTATACCTATCACCGCAAGATTTTCCAAGATAGAAATACACTCGTTGATGATAAACCATATCGTCACAATAAGCCCGAAGTAAAAGCTGACACTTACCTCAATGCCTATCTGTGAAAGTCCTGAGATAAAGAGCCAATCAAGCACGCCTGACACCGCCACCACGAATATGTAGCCGACTTTCTTGAAAAGCCCTTTAAGACCGACACGGCTTGACAGCTCGCCCCTGCTCCATGCTTTCCACATTCCTGTGATATAGTCGATGATCATCACAAGCACCAGAATGACTATAGGTATCGCCATAACACGGAAATACGCTGACAGCCCTGCGGCTATCGCTGAAATGATGATTTTTGCTGTGTTTTCTTTCATTACTGTTCCTCTCTTTCGTATGTTTGTCCCGTGATTGTTGTATACTCCTCAGCCGTGATCCACTTGCCGACGGCGGTGTGCACCATAGCAACCGACCACAAACGGGTGTCATAGTATCTCTTGACCTTTGCATAGTTTTTACTCATCGCCGCTCACCTCCAACTCAACACCGTTCAACATAGCCAGAAAATCAACATTTGCCTTTATCCTGTCTATCTCGGTGACCTTTGGTTTGTTGAAATTATCTTCCGTCAGCCCCATGCTCTCAACCATAGATTTTTCTAACTTCGTCATGTTGTACCTCCTACTTCACTCAGCTTCACGATATATTCTTCTTCTGACGGCACTGGTATTCTGTAATCATCACCATTGCTGTTTTTAAATGTCACGCTACCCTTTGCCTCAACCTCAATATTTCGCAGGAAGTCATCTGGTATTAACGATGAAATGTCGGTTACGATAGGGGTTTCCAATTCGTAATATAACATAACACCCTGCATAGCCTGTTTGAATGCGGTGGCGTCGGTGTAGGACGTATCGTTGACATCGATATACCCGTCAGTGTTAGCATCAGCCGTTATACCTGTTACATTTATGTGACCCCATAGTTCATTCTGCGTTTTTGTCGAATATTTTGAACAAATGATATTTGGCGGAACGCTATAATTTTTTGTCAATTTCTGCCCTGTAACTTGCGATGTTTGAAAACTTACTTTTCCACCGACACCTGCAACCCAACTCAGTGTTCCCAAATCAACACTTTGTACGCACTGAACGTATTGTTTATTCTCATAGTCCACATAGTTTCGTGCCGTTCCTGCCGACCAGCCGTAGCCAGGCAGTGCCTTGATAGCTTCGGGGATAGGGTAGGCGGTATCACCCACAGCGACCTCTGTCACCCCAGTGCGGACAACTTCCCCAGCATTATATGGGTAGTAGTCCGCTGGGAATATTTTCTCAAATTCTTCCACAGTTGTGGGCTCGTTTCCCGAACCGAACATGGCGGTGAGGTCATAAATCTGTGGTTGTAGTTTAACGTTATCATATGTAACGCCCTCATACACATATAACGTGTAGTACCATTTTTCATTGCTACTTTCATTTGTGATTATAGTCCCGTGGCCTGTAGAATCCTGTCCATATGATTGCGAACTAAACTGCAATTGATCTTTTCCATAAACACCTGACAATGGGCTTGCAATCATTAGATATTTATGCCCTTTTTGGTTTTTAACAGATTGCACAGAAACTGCACTACCTGTTGTGGTAGCCGTTCCGTTCAGTGTAATAATGCCATCGTCAGAAAACGTAAATTTTACACCCGCTTGTGTGACTACAGTGGGTACTGGTTTAACCAGCTGATTCCACATGATAGACCTACCACCAATATTCTTCACCGACATCAGCTTACCGCCTGTAGGAATAGTCTTAGCATATGCTGTGCTACTATCAGTCTCAAATCTATGCGTGATACCCTGACCTATATCATATAACGCATTTACCCTACGTTGCAGTTCCTTTTCAGATAACTTTACCGCAGAAATTTCAGCCGTATTTTCAGCTATCTTTCCGACCGCTGTTGTGTAGTCATCTGGCAGGCTGTCAGCCACCGCCTGTGCTGTCTGTGCGGCAGTTTCAGCGGCAGTTCTATCCTCTGCGACCTTAGCAGCATGGTCTGCCACAATAGCCTTATCGGCTGTGACCTGCGTTGCCAACGTCTGCACCGCCTGTCTGTCTGCCGCAGTGCTGTCAGCACAGGTCTTGGCGGTCTTTGCGTAGCCTGCTGTTATGTTCTTGTCGGCTGTGGTCTGCTGTGCTGACACTGACGCCTGGGCTGCGGATATTTTAGCGTTATTCTGCGCTGTGACCGCCTGCTGACGTGCGGTTTCTGCACCCTTCATGGCGGTGTCTGCCTGTGTTGCGGACGTTTCAGCCGCTGTCTTTGCGGTTTCAGCACGGCTTGCCACCTGCGTTGCCGTGTCGGCTGATTTCTCTGCGGCTGTGGCAGATTTAGCGGCGTTATTTGCCATTGTTGTCGCTGTTTCTGCAGCAGTGACGGCGGTCTGCATATCTGCGTGTACCTGCCTGCCTATGGCGTCTATGCGGTCTAGTGCGTCGGCTGCCACACTTGGTGACGGGATAGCTGTATCGCCGATAGCCGCACCTATTCTCAGACGGAATATGCGTGATTTTTTAACTAATATATACTCATTGCCTGCTAATTTTTTCGCCGCTATCTGACAGCTGACTGTCTGCGCTGAACGCAGTATATCAGCCGTAGGTGTCCACTGTCCGCCTGTGATATCGACCTCATAGGCAGTGCCGTCACCGTAGTCGATAGTCAGCACATAGCGGTCTGCGCCGTCTACTGTCAGCCCTTCGACCGACACGGGTCTAGCGTTCGTTTCGCCGACGTAGCCCAGCAGGGCTGTGTTCAGTGTTACGTCATAATCTGCATTTAATGTTATCGTCATTTAATCACCCCTCTTTACTCTATTGCAATATAATCAACATAGTATGTTCCTGTTGGAACGGTTTCCAATGTTGGCCCGTTATTAGCTCCCATGCAGACACTCATATAGTATGACGTTCCTGACCCATAAACGTGGGTGCAGTAGTTCTGATATGGTGTTGGTGTGTCTGTCTGCCGTAGCGTTGCTATTACCTGTTTAGGCGCAAAGGTCAGTCCAAGCGGTATCTGCATCAATGGATTCGCTTTCGTCATCTTGTATTCCACAGTGCCATAGTGTATCTTGCCGGCTCGGCTCAGTATCTCATCGATTTCCTCGCCTGCGTGTTGCATAGGATAGTCGTTGATATCTTGCGCCAATGTCAAATTTTCATCAGCCATTATCTCGCCCCCCTTAAAGCTGTTCTTCTACCGACAGACCTACCGCAGAAATATCAGCACTCAGTCCGCCGTCAAAAGTAAATTCTAAATTTGTTATTGGTATGTCATAGCTGTCTGCACCGTTGGTGTAGGTCACCACGTCACCTATGTCGAAACGTGGGTCACCAAGTCTGTGGTATAGCTCAGTGGTGTACCACGAAAATCCACCTATCCTGCGCCACAGAGATTGTAGCAAAGACTCTGTCATGTATGGATTTTCAAACTCTAAAACTCTACCCTGCGTTGTATCTGTCACACCAAGCGACAGCGTTACATCATCACTCACTTTGCAGATAATGCCCACGATAGCGTTCTGCCTTTCAGACAGTGTTGGCAGGTCTATTGTGTTGTTATCAAGCGTTTTCACGCTCGAGCCGTACCATTTTCGGACGTACCGCCCGAAGCGGTCAACATACCCGAACTGCCCCTGAGCTGAGGCAAGGTAAGACAGCATTTGCCGCATGGTCACGTCCTTTGGCACTGAGCTGACCTTGAAATAGAAATACTTTGAGTACAGCACCTTGCCGTTCTTATCTATCAACCTTCTGCCGTTCTTGTCACGCAGTAGTCGCACCTCTGTGTAGTCATTGCCGTTCTGCAATCCTAATTGTCTGCAAATGTCGTCTTCGACGGCTTTATTCCAGTTTGGCATAGGGATATGCGGTACATATGGCTTGTCCGAGAAGTACAGCCTGTCCGCCATTGTCAGCTGGACACTGCCGCCCGACTTTTTCGACTTAACGCAGGTGAAACGTCCCATTGGTATTTTTTCGTCGTCAAGCACTTCTCCAAGCTTGCTTATCTGCTCAACTGTCAGCTTTGAAAGCTCAGCGTAGGTGTAGGCTTCTAGGGTGGAGTAGGTGGTCACGCCTGTGAGGTCCGCAAGGTACAAGGAAAGGTCATACTCGTTGCCGAGGAAACGTGCTTCAGCATCGTTTATCTGTAATGCCCAAGACTGTGAGCACACTGCACCAAGCTCTATGTCGTCACTGAGGCTCGTTGACTGCACGTCACTGGTAGCGGACATTATGTTGTCCCCCATTATTACGCTCTCGTCGTTTTCAAGCCACATACGCCATGTGCGGCAGTAGCTTTCGATGCGTGAGGAGACGGTTGTACTTGTTGTATACATATATCCGCCTCCTACTGCATGATAAGGTCAACAGCAACGCCTTTGCAAAACTGCCGCTTTTCGTCCCAGCCGAAAACTTCATAAGTTGGGTCGCCTGCATAAACGTCAAAAGTGCTTTCCTGAAATGTCTCATCAAGGAGCGTGATACTGAAAAACGGACTGTCAACGTTGGAGATATACTCATTGAGCTTTGCCGTCTCCTCACCTGTGAGATGATACCATTTCAACGTGACAGTTTTCTTTATGGCTCTTATATCGCCCACCATTTTGCAGTTAGCCGTTCGCCCTGCATTGTTCGACCATATCTTGTTGTTTGTAAAGCTCACTTCCGCAGGTGTGGCGACCCTTTCGCTGCCGAATATAAGTCCTCTGCTTTTCATTTTCTGCACCTCCTATGCCCTTATTGGCGACCTGCCGTTGCGTTTGATATAGTCATTGATATCATCAATAACTATCTGTGTGATAGTCCTGCCGTTGAGCGTAAGCGGTATGGTAACGCTTATCTTCTGGTTGCCCCCTGCTCCGCCGTATGACACAAGAGCCTGCAAAACAGCCTGTGTGATAGTATCAAGCGGTGCCTCAATATTCGTACCACGCTTCTGATCGCCCAGAACTGCAAGAAACTCAGAGTTCGGCGGTATTACTGCACCTTGGGCAAGTTTGGGTATTTCGGGGATATCAATTTGGCTTAGGTCAAAGCCAAATGTCTGACCGCCAAGATCACCGGGAAGCCAATCAGGCGTCGTGAAGCTCAGCTCGTTTATGCCGTCGATTATCCAATTCAAAGCGTCCTCAACTGCACCTGTCAGACCATTTATAAGCCCGATTATCAAATTAATAGGTGTTTTTGCTATGTCAACAAGTGCGTCCCACACGCCTTTGAAGATCTTCTTTACACCCTGCCAAGCTTTTTTCCAATCACCGGTGAACACTCCCGCTATGAACAACACAACGCCTTTAAGTGCTGAAATGATGTTCTTCACGGCGTCAATTATATTGCTTATGACATTACCCACTGTTTTTATTATCTTGCCAAGCACACTGCTGACTATCGGTCCGAGTATGCTCACAAGCCAATTCACAACAGGTGCTATGGCTTTGTTGTAAATGCTCAGAACGCTCGTGATAAGTGTTCCAACAAAGTCGAGAAACTCATCAAGCAGAGGTTTCAAGTGCTCCGTCCAAACGCTGTCAGCAACGTCCATGAGCTTGTCAAACACAGGTTTCAAGACCGTTTCCCACAGGTTGAGAAATATGTTCTTTGTGGTGGTTATACCCTCGTTTATGCCGTCAAATATAGGCTGTCCCCATTCGTTCCAAAAGTCTGAAATACTCTGCCAAGTATCGCACCACAGTGTTTTCAAGGCGTTCAACACAGGCTGTGCAATGCCGTTCCACAAGGTATCGAAGATCTCTTTTATGTTGTCAAACAGTACGCCTAGCGTGTTCCATGTCTGTGTGCCAAAATCCGCCATTAGGGGTAATCCTACAGTGAGAAAGTTTTGCAGTATAGGAAACACTGCCACATTCCAGATATCAGAAAACACCTTGTTGAAGCTGTCAAAAAGTCCTATGCCTATCTTGCCAAGCGTGCTGAAAGCGGTCTGCATAAGCGGTGTAAAATCGTTTATAAAATAAGCTTTGAGCGGCTCGGAAAGCGACTTTATATCGCTGAAAACTCCGCCGAGTATCTGAGCAAGTTCAATGCTCTCTCTTTCAAGTCCGCCCCATATATCAGCGAAAATAGGCTTAAAATTCTTATCAAGATAGTCTGCAAACTTTTCAAACTGAGTTCTTACTGATTTGAAAAAGTCAGACAGCTTTTTATCTGCCTTACCCGTATCCACCTCAACGCTAGTCCCGGAAGGCTGCATTATATCCCCAGCTCCGCTGACCCCAGTGCTGTCTGACTTGCTCTCATCATTCAGCTTGTTCATCTGGTCAAAGCTTGCAAGAGAGCCTTCCTGTGCCTCTTGAGTCTGTTGTGCATTGTCGGCTATATCGCTGTAATTATCCGCTACCTGAGAGGTGCTTTTCACTATGCTTTGAGCCTCGTCTGCACTGTTGCTTAGTTCAAAACCGAACGCCTCTGAAAGTGACCTCGCTGCCCCCTGTGCCAAAGCTATGAGCTGTGAAAGCAGACTGTTTATCGCCTTGACAGCAGGCAGAAGAACGTTCATCAGCACAGTGCCGATAGTTGCTCCGAACTCTTTCCATTGTTCAGAAAGTATTCTTGTCTGGTTCGCCCAGCTGTCAGAAGTCTTTGCAAAGTCCCCCTGAGCAAGAGCCGTCTGTGACATAACGTAGTTGTATCTCAGCTGGACTTTTTCAGCCTGCGACATATCGGCAGTTGACTTCGTGATACCCTTTGAAAGTGCATACGCCTGCAAATTGGCGTCCGTCATAACAATACCGAACTGTTTGAGGGTCTCAGTTTCGCCTGTAAAAATTGATTTCAGCGCCGTGCTTGCTACGTCCTGACCGACATTATAAAATGACGCCATATCCGCCGACAGCCCTGTAAGAGCCATAGCCATATCGCTTGCACTGTCATTGGCAAGCCCCATTCCTGCCGCCATTGCCATGAAGTTTGAGCCTGTCTGCTTTGCGGTGAGCTTTGAAATGCCGTAGGTCTTTACAGCCGTGTCAGCGAAGTCCTCCATTTTCTGCTTTGATTCACCGAAAGCCGTGTCAACAACGTTCTGAACTTCCGCAAGGTCTGAGGCTGTTTCTATGGATTGCCTGCCGAAGTCCACAAGCTTCTTGACGGAGAATGCAGCTGTCAGAGCCATTGCAAGGCTTTTAAGTTTTGGCTTGATATCCCCCACCATATCGGAAAGGCTTTTCAAGCCCTTTTCAAAGCCCTCACTGTTTATGTTGGTGTCAAAATTCAAGCACCCATCAGCCATTGTCATTCACCTCCCGTCAGTTGTTTCAGAAACTCTTTGTCCTCGTTTTCAGCCCTCTGCTCTTCTGCTGAGAGCTTTCGTTTAAGGTCTATCATATTGCGGTGGTTTCTGTAAAACTCCTGCTCGTATTTTTCAAGCTTTTTGTCCTTGTTAAGCTTTTGCCGTATGCCTATAACAGACGAAAAAAGCCCCTCGCCTATCTCATTGAAATAGCCGAGAAAAGTCCACCAATGAAGATATTTTACCGTCCTCGTTTCAAAGCCTGCCGCCTTGTTCACCGCAGGAAAAATAATACTCTCGTCCTGCTCCCAGTCGATAGTTTTTGCAGGCTGAACACTCTCCTGCGGAACATCTCCACCGCCTACAAACCAATAAGCCTTGTTGACAGCCTCCTGCAAATGCTCTCGTGGGATATCCTCAGCGTAAAGGCATTTAAGACACACATAGCACTTTTCACGCTCGTCAAGTTCGGGGTCTGCAAAGGCTGAATATATCCGCAGTATGACCCGAAAATCCGAGTGTATGGCATACTCTCTGCCGTCTATTTCAAGGGCTGTTGGCAAACTGCCTATCATTTCAGTAGCTCCCTGAGCAGAGCCTTTTTGTCCTCGTCAGAAAGCTCCGCCACATTGACCGCAGGCTGAGCAATATGTTGATGAGCGATAACAGGTGCGGTGTACTTCTCCACCTTTTCTTCGAGCTTTATCTGAGCCGCAGTCTGTGCTGACTTTATCTCCTGCACCACCACAACAAGAAGCGCTTCAAGGAAGTTCACAAGCACAGGCTTGCCGTTTGAAGCCACAGAGAACACGTTCACGCTTCCAAGCGCCGCCGTACACACATCGCTTCCAAATATGTCATTGACCATTTCTCTTGCACGCTGGTCATACTCTTTGAGAAGCTGAGTTCTGTCCTCGTTCTTCTCACGTTCTGACACTTCTTCTGCGATATTGTCAGCATTGCTCATAGCGTCCTGTATCCTTGTGATGATACCAACGTCTGACACGTTTATCCTTATAACTCTGTTCTCGTCACCGTTTATAGCGTACTCTTTGTAATTGCCGCTGTTAAAATTTATTGACTGCATTGACATTTCTATCATCCTTTCTGTATTATGGCAAACAAAAAGCACTCCGCTCTGAACGAAGTGCTTTCATATGTTTGTCATATAGTTTATTCTTCCGTAGTCTTTGCAAACGTTGGCACGCCTGCCGCAAAGGTGACAGAGCCTTTCACTCTGTTTCCTGCAAAGGTGCAGTTGAACGGGATATTTACGCCCCCCTGTGGTCCGCCATATGACTGCGGCTTGACTATGACATCTTCCGTCCATGCGTCATACGCGCCTGTGGTCTTGTCAACGATGACTTCAAGCACGCTTGTCTTGCAGGCGTCGCCGGTAAGACGATTCATCATGATATCCTTGAGCTTTTCGTAAAGTGCGTCACCGGGCTTTGCATAGAATGTGTCAAGGTCGAACTCAGGCTCATAGCCGTTGTCCTCAACTGTGGTTTCATCAAGGATATTCTTCTTTGTGGAAGTGTCAGGGTTGAGTGCCACACTTGCGTCCTCAACGTCCTTGCCGAGAAGATACCAGCTTGGTGATGAGGCGACCGCTGCGAATGTAGTGTCAAGATAATGCAGAAGATGACTTCTGTTGAGCTTTCCGCTCTTGTATAAATAATCAGGCATATGTTTTCCTCCTTTTATATCTGATACTGTGCCGCTATCTGTAACTGATACTGCACAGTATCGTTTGTGTTTTCATTTGGTATTGCATATATCATTCCGTTTGCACAGGTGAACTTTTCAAGAACGCCTGTCCTTTCCTCGTCCTCTGTTATGGTAGTGAACGTGGTATCTCTATGCTTGTCTGCATAGCTTTCAAGCCACATCTGCAATTCAAGCAGCACACCGCTGTTTGACATTCTGTCAAAGTCATTCATAGATTGATACACCGCATAGAGAATGAAGTTGTGCTGTCTTGTCTGACCGCCCAGAATGTCAGAGCTTATAAGGCTGTCGCCTGTCGAGGACAAGCCGTAATTTGTTGGCGTATCGTCGGTAAAGTCGATATGGATATCGTTGCAAACCTCCGATATTTTCGGGAACTGCTGCAAGATATCTTTCACAAGCTCGATTATGTTCATTTCGCTTTGCCTCCTATTATCGCCGCCGCTCCTCTGAGTATTTGCTGTTTCTTGTCGGCTTTCATTCGCTCAAACCAAAGCTTGCCGGCAAGTGGCTCTTTAAAAGTACTGTAAACAAGGTCTTTGTCCGTCAGCACTTTCTTTTCACCCTGTCGGGCGTATGCCGAGCCTGTAACAGAGGATACCATAAGCTCGCCGTAATACTGATAGCGTGCGTAAGGTGCAAGATACTGTATCTTGCCGCTGCCTATTTTTGTGCCTCTTGTGGCGGACTTTCTCAGATTAGTGCTGAGGGTAGGTGTATACTTCACCATATGCCTTATGCACTCGGCGTCAATGAACTTTTGAGCCTTATCAAAGCGTTCTGAATACTTGCCTGCAAAGGACTTATCCCAAGTGATAGCCCTGCTGTCCATAGGCTGACCTATCTTCATTTCACGCTCACCTCCATATGTGGCAGACCACCGAACATATAATCATCAATGCTCATTACCGTAACAAAGTCATACTCCGCACGGAAGATTTTCATACTCTCAGATATGCTCTGCGGCGTTTGATTATCGAACTCAAACTCGCATTTTCCTCTCACAAGCATATCCTTTGCAGGGGTTTTCGGCACATTATCATCATAGAAATACACCCTTGTGCTGTCTGAGGTCTGCATACCGCTTTTCACGATACTTCCCGACTTATTCTCACACCAGTAAACTTTCTCTGCATACTTCCGCACAAATCCCTCTGTCTGCTTGTCGAAAAGATACACCGTGCAATCGCTGTTTGCAAGCATTTACCTCACCCCTCTGTAAATCAGCCCTGTTCCGCCGAGCCATTTGTACACGATATCGTGAACGGCTCTGTCAGCGTTCTGCCTGCGGATATCTGAGCTTTCATATGACTTTGACCAGCCTCCAACGCTTTCGGAAGACACCCCCTGAGTGCCGCCCTCCTGCTCTGCCTTGAAGATATTCTCCGCAAGCTCACAGCAGCACATTTTCACTTCTTCGGGGATATCGTTCTCGTCAACGTTGTTAAGGGTATATTGCTTCATAAGGCTTGTGGCTTGCATTGCATAGAAGTCAAAAGCGGCAGATATGTCAGGCTCTTTGCCGCAAAGATAAACGCCTATATAATAGCTCTCGTTTGCATATGCTTTCATACTGCCGCACCTCTTTACTTCTTGAATCTTGCAAGCACTACCTTTGACTGGTCTGAAATAGCCACAGTGTAATGCTTGTCAGCAGATATATCTGTGCAGCGCTTTGTGCTTCTTCTCTCTGTTTCAACGTTGGTGTCACGCTTGAGGTAGATAGTCAGAGCTGATGTTTCGTCCTCTGTTTCAGTATCAGCGTTGAGCTTGATGATAGGGCATATGTAGAAAGTGCCAGCTTTGACAGCGGCGTTCTTTACAACATAGTCACCCACCTTTGGAGTGTAGCCATCTGCACAAGGCGTTACTGAGCCGAGCTTTATCTGTGAAGCAGTTGGTGAAGCTGTGCTGTCTGCAACAACTTCCTTTGCACCCTCTGCATCGCTGTCAACTCTCACATACTGTTCTGGGATAGCCTCGTTAAGTGAAACTTTCTTTGACGGAACGATACGGCAGTTCGCTATTTTGCCTATCTCGCCTGTCATTACCACATTGCCGTCATACTTATCTGCTGAAATGAAGTTCGGGTCCTTTCTAAGCTGTGAGTTCTGATGAGGATTAATAAACATAGCCTTTTCGGTGTTCAGCTCCTCATTGAACTTGTCAACAGCGTCAACAATGCCGCTGTAAGAGATAACAGAAGCCAAGCCGTCATAGATGAGCTGAGCTTTCATAAGTGCGTCCATGCTGTCTGCGTCCACCTTAGAAGCGATAGACATTGCAAGCTGTGAAGTCGCCTGACCTACAGGGTTGCCATAGCCGCTGAGAAGAGCCTCGTCGGTTATCTCCACCGCTTTCATGGCTTTCTTTACCTTAGCCTGAGTGGAGTCTGTTTCAAGCTTGACAGTTTCGGCCTCAACACCCTCTGCAACATCAACTGCGTCGCCGATATACTTGTACTGTGGCACTGTGATAGTGTCGCCAGGCACGCCAACGAGCGTTCTGTCTATCTTCGCAAAGGGAGATACAGTTATCTTAGACTCTATCTTTGCGTCGATCATATCACTCATTACCTCAGGATCGATAAGGTCGGTGATCTTTGTCTGCTCTGCGAAATACTGCATAGAAATTCTAATGCCATTTGTCATTTTCATAATATCCTATCCTTTCAACTGTTCGTATTTTTCGGGGTCTGTTCGTTTAAGTTCCAACCTCTGCATATACCCCATTTTTGCAAAGGTTTCCTTGCTCACTTCACCTGCGGCAGGCGTCCCTGTGGGAGCAACCGGGTTCTTGATAGGCTCGGAACTTTCAAAAAGATAATCGTTATCTTTCTTCACGTTCTCGATAGCCGTCTTGATATCCTCTGCCTGATTTTTGGAAGCTTTGAGAGTTTCCACATCAAGCAAAGCTTTAAGAGCCTTGACGTTTCTTGCCTTACTTTCCGAGATAGCGTTATCAAGGGTAGCGTCAAACTCCATATCAGATATCTTCGCCTGATACTCGGTATCTTTCTTAGCAAGGTCAGCGGTGAGCTGTGCGACTTTGCCGTTAAGCTCCTTGACGTCCACCCCCTCAAATTCTTTGAGAGAGTTCTGTGCGGTATCAAGGCTGTCCTTATAATTATCACGCTCCACCTCAAGGCGGCTTTTCACCTTTTCAAACTCAGCCACAGTTTTATAATTCTCTGCCACCTGTTTTGTGATGTCCTGTTTCTTGTCCTCAGGGATAGCGATACCCATAGCGGCAAGGATCTCAAAAATGTTTTTCATATGTTTGCCCTTTCTACATAGCTTATATACCGCTCTGTCTGCGGTGTGAAAGTCTGACAGTTTAACGTCATATCAAGGACGAAATGGTATGAAAAAAGCACCCGTTAAGGTGCTTAGTTCCGATATTTGGGTATAAAAATACCGCCCGACATTAGTCAAGCGGTAAAATTATCATTTGAAATACTCTGTAAGTTCAACTTCTGAATCAATGTACACAGCGTCAATATAATAACTGTTGTGTACGATTATCTTCTTTCCGTTTAATGTGTATATCTGCGTTTGTGAGCCGTCAACATCTGTCAGCATATCGGACCGTTCAATGCCTGGAATATGCTTTTCCAATGCCGCACATTGCTTTTCAAAAATTTCTTTGTCCGCAGCCGTGCAAATATTGTATTCATATTTTTTCATTGCTGATCATCCAATCCATACCTTTTATCTACTGATCTTCGTGTTTTTACAGCGGTTTTCAAAGTGTCTGCTATAGCTTCTTCTCTGCTCATGTTTTTTCGTACCATTTTATTTGATACCAAGTCTTCAAAAGAAATGATAGGTTCGGTCTGGTCAAGGGTTTTACGAGCTTTTTGATCTTCCATTAACTCTCTTGCCTGAAAGCGATACTTGTTACGCAGTTCACAAGCTTGCCTTGCCTGTTCTTCAATAGACTTGCTTTTGTCGATAAGCTGAGGGATATTTTTGTTATGGTGTCTGTACCACTTTCGCACGTCTATATCAGACATCTTACCTTTCATATAAATTATATCACTATAATCTTTTTGCGTCAAGTCTATCTTGGTTTTTCCAGCCCCGATATTCCCCAGTCCGTCGGCGTTCACACGCTCTCTCTGCTGAGGCAGACCCATTGCTTTTGAAAACCTCGTGTACTCCTGGGAAGTGCCACGATATCGGCAGCGTGCGTTGATGATATCTTCCTCATCAGCACCTGCCTCTTCAAGAAGATGTATCTTCTGTCGCTGAGCTCTCATTGCAGTTTCAAGCTTTCTTTGCCGCTGTAAAGCCTCATACTTTGTGTACTCTTTATCACCGTACTTAACAGGCTTGTTCTCCTCTGCATTCATCTGTGTAAGCTCCTCATCTGTATAGGAACGCTCAGATATGCCGGGAATAAAGGGGTAATAATCGTGATAGCAATTCGCTCCGCACAGACCTGTCACAGTACCAAGACCGCAGATAGTTTCAAGCTCTTTTTTGCTGTAGACCTTGCCCTGCCATTCTTGATGAGAGGGTCTTGCTCCGCTGTGCCAAGTGACTTCAAAATAGTCTGTGCCAAGCTCTTTGGCGTTGTCCTCATTCATTTTTGCGGTCAGCTGTGAAAGCCCTGTCATCACCGAACGCCTTGCGGCTACGTCTGCCCTGTTGCTCCAGCCTGTGGCATAGTCCACAGTACGCAGACCTGAGTTCGTCATATCCGAAATGACTTTCTTTATGACCGTGTTATAATCGAACGCTCCGCTTGCTATGCCCATTATGGCGTTATCAAGGCTCTGCTGATAGAAGTCTGCCGCCTGCGTGAATTTCAACTTGCCGTCAGGCTGTTTTACTGCAAATCCGAGTGACTGAGATATGTTTTTAAGCTCCCCCGAAGTCTGCTCCGATACAGCCGACAGCAGCCTTTGCAGACCCTCATTTTCTTCAAGGGGTATCCGTGCCTTGCCTTTGGTCTTGTATATGCTATCGTCCCATTCATAGCCTTTTTGCAGGATTTCATTGTACAGCTCTTTTATCTCAGCTTTGGAGAGGTCAAGGTTATCGGCTATGGCTTTCTTTATCTCACGCTTGCTCATTCCAAGCTCGTGAAGCCTGTATATCTGCCAATCCGCCGAACGTGTTATCTCACCGTTTATCTTTATCCTGCGGACGATGTCCTCCATTATCTGCATTTCAAGGTCACGCAGTGGCTTGTCAAGCGCCATTGAAACTCGCTCTATCTCGCTTGCTTTGAGCATTATTCTATCACCTCTGCGGTGCTGTCGGAGGTCATTTTCTTAGCCGTTTCCTCGTCCTCACCATACCATTTCATTCGGTATTCCCACAGTGGCATAATGCCCATAGAAACGTCCTGACGATCGCTTGCACGCTTTGTTTCATCATCAGCAAGGATACTGTCCTCGAAGTTCACAGACAGCTCATAACCGCTTTGAGTAAGCCCATTATAAAACGCCAGCGAATAGCACAGGTCTTCAAGGCAGACACGGAGATTATTCTGTATCGCCGTGACAGTATCGAACTTTCTCTGCTTTGATGACTTAACCTCTGTGGCTGTCTTGTCAACTGTCTGAGGGTTTGAGATATCCCCATAGGACAGCCCCACAGCAAACTCTATCTCACGCTTGTATTCTTCAAGTCCTGCGATAAAATCAGCCTGTCTTAACTGCGGTGAGAACTCGTGATAAAAGTCACCGCTCGTGCCAGCCGACACGTTTACCCCTCTGAAAAGCCGTTCATTGAGCTTAGGCATTTCTGCACGCTTCTTACCTGTGAACGGGTCTGTAACAGGTCTTAACACAGCTTCGTCAACGTCTATGGCACGCTCTCCTGATTCAAACTCCCAATCGAGCCTGCCGAACTGGATATCAGCTTTTCTTATGACTTCTTCCGCCCCTGCGAACACTGATACGCCTGAATGTGAACCGTCAACTGTATTGTCGATAGGGTTGACATAATAGCCGAAAGAGGGTCGCAGCATAAGGGGATAGGCTATCTGAGGGATAAGCTCTGCCCACTCTGAAACAGCTGTGAGGGGTATCTCAGCACCAAGAGACACGCCGTCATTGGAGCGAAAAGCCCTGTTTGTGATAGTCAGCCCCTTTTCATGATCCAGAGCGTGATATTCAAGCCTTATGCGGTAATCATTATCGCCCATGCGTTTTATCTCAGGGAAAATGACCTTTATAAGCCTGCCGTTCACGTCATACTCCACAGGAATAAATTGCGACTGTGGAACATACTGCACCTTATCAGCACCCAACGGCTTTATTATCATTGCTCCTGTTGCAAGACCTCTTTGCAGATTTTTATTGAGGTTTTCAAGGGCGTTTTTCATTATGGCATCAAGCTTATCGTTGGAAACTTTCAGGGTCATTTCATTGATAGCCGTGTTTGCAAACTCCCTCACAACAGCGTGTTCAAGCCGCAGAGAGTGAACTCCCTTGGGTGCTGCATTACCTGCATACATTCTGTCCCACTTGTCGATAGCTCTTATCATACTGTCCGTCACGGCGATATCAATGCCGTAAACGCCCTTTATATCTGACTTTGAAAGCATTCTGCTTATCCACTCCCTTATTTTTGAAATAATGCCCATAGCTTACTGACCCCGCCTTTTCCATACTCTTTCCATTGCATACCGAACGGCGTCGATAACGTGGTCATTGCCGTCGGGATAGCCGCTTATAACGTTGCCCTCTTTATCCCTGTCATACTCGCAGTTGATGAACTCCTCGCAAGCCACAGGACAACGCTTGTTATCTATAACGATACTTCGCAGAGATTGCAGCCACTTATATGAATACTCCCTGCTGTTAGGGCCTTTCTCTGCACCTCTCGCAAGCAAGCCGTATGCTCTGTAATCCTCAACAGACTTATTCTCTGCACTGTCGCAGGTGATAAGGTCATTTGCTGTGATACCAAGCTCCAGCAAATGCTTTGCGGTATCAATATTCTTTGTTTTGTTGCAGGTGTACTCCTGCCATATGAACAGCGTGTGCTGAGCAGGGGCATAATGCACTCTGACAAAAGCGTAAAGGTCGGGATACCAGCCCCAGTCAACGCCGTTATAGATGTTATCGAACTGTGCTATCTCGTCGTCGGTTATCTCTCTTATGAGGACGTTATCGAAAACATTGCCACCCGTACCGTTTGCAACGCCCATATACTCGTTCTCATAGGCAGTGGGATTGGTTTCTTTGAGAAATTCGGCGTCATCAAGAAAAGGCTTGCCAAGCCACTTTTTCGGCACAGTAAGATAAGTGCTTTCGGTAACGAGTCTGTCCGTTCTCGGCACTTTGATGTACTTATTCGCCCAGTTCTGAGCCGACTTCGGAGGGTTGAAAGACTTGAACTTATATGCTCTCTCGCCGCCTCTTATAACAGACTGTTCTATTGTTCGCACAGCTTCTTCACCGCCGAACTGGTCAAGCTCCTCAAACCACACGATGCCAATATAGCCAAAAGGCGGCTTGATAGACTTTATCTTGTGCGGGTCATCAGCACCACGAAAGTATATTTTCTGCCCTGTTGAAATGCGTGTGATCTCAAGGGGCGACTTTGTGCAGGCAAACTCATCATCAAGACCAAGTGCAGATATTGCCCAAAGTATCTGAGAATAAACGCTGTCTTTTAGAGTATTCGCCACAGCACGCAGGACGCAGACGTGCATATTCTCGTTCTTCATCAGCAGGTCGATAACGTTCAGACCGCAGAATGAAGATTTAGTCGAGCCACGTCCGCCAGGGAAAACATACTCTGAATGTTCCTGCTCTGCGATATCGAACAGTACAGGCGAGAACGTAGGAGCGACAAGGCTCGCAGGGATACCGCTGTACGCCTTATCAGGCATAGAAACAGGCTCAAGCTTTTGTTTTTCAAGCCTGAGCCTTGCGTTATCGTATTTTATCTTATGTTTGAGCATATCGTCATCACGGATAATGTCACGCAGCTCTTTCACCGCCGCAACGTCCCCTTGCTTAGCCCTCGCCATAAGAGCCGCATTCACAAGCAGCATATTATTTATGAAGTCAGGGTCAAGGCTGTTAAGGTCAATGCCCTGCTCCACGAGAAACTCATAGTCCGCTCTGGTATTGGCAGGCTGTTCAAGCAGGAAGTCCATTACCTGCTTCATAGTCTTTTTACGCCTGCGGACTTCGCCTGATTTTTTACCGCCTTTTGAGCCGTTTTTTCGAGCTTCACTCGAGCTTGGAACTATTAAATTCTTTTCATTCGGCATTCACCTCACCTCGGTTTTTTTGTTCTTTTGGGTATGAAAAAAGCCCCGATTTAGTGGGGCTTTAATTTGTTATTTTTTATCCTGACTATTCTCTTCTTCCACAAACTTTAGTAATTTTTTTGCAATGCTATATCTTAATAAAACAGCCGTGTTAAAAACGATACTTTTCAATTCATAAATTATACGAATGCTATATGACAAATATGGTATTATAAACAATGCACACAAAAAACTACTAAAAAATTCACTTGAAAATAGTAAAAAACCATTATCAAATAACAGACAAACGAAATAAATAAAAACAGAAGTCATTAGACCAAATAAATACAAATACAACACTGATTCCATATATTGAATGCTCTT